CTACAAGCTCTTGCTACCGGCATGCCAGTTATTTCAACAGGTTTGTGGTGCTCATATAAAGATCTCTTGGGTAGAAATATCATAGATGCTAAATTGGGAAAGACACAGAACACTGGCTATACATGTGGAGATGTTGTCCTTCCCGAAATTGATTCTTTAATTTATTTAATGAGAAGAGTAGTGGATAATTTTGATGACGAAATAAATTATTACTTTAATCAAGCACCATCTGTTTATGCAAGGTACAATTGGCAAACAAGGTGCGATGAGTTCCTCAAGTCTGTAGTGAAAAGACTTGGCACAAAAACTTTTCACTAAAAATATTCAATAAGGAGAAAAATGTTAATAGTAGATAAAAGAAAAGGCGACAAGATGCCGGTGCATGATGTCATTCCTACGCCAAGTGTAGGTTTGAACAGAGCTCTCGGTGGAGGTCTTAATACAGGTGCTACTCATCTGTTCTGGGGAAACCCATCGGTAGGTAAATCAACAATATGTTTTAGAATTCTAGCAGAGGCGCAGAGTCGAGGATTCAGACCAGTAATTATCGATTCGGAATATTCTTTCAATGAAGAGTATGCCGCTAAGTGCGGGATTGATATAAATGACATTGTTGTTATTCAATCAACAGTAGTGGAGGATATTCTTAGACACCTCCATCCTTACTTAAATCATGATGAAGAGAAGCATGTATTTCTATTTGACTCTCTCTCAAACATCATTAGACAAGAAGCATACGATAAACCAGAAGGTTCAAAAGCAATTGGATTGCTTGCAAGATCGCAAGGAGCTCTCCTACAGCAGTTAGTTAACTATTTGCACAAAGAGAGGAATCTGATGATTTTTATTGCTCATCAAACTATGGACCTGAGTGGAATGTATGCAATCACAAAAGCCAAGATTGGCAACTCTGTGTATCACAATATGCACAACATAGTTAAACTTTTCCTTTCTCAATCGTCAAAGGAAATGGAGAGGGATGATCGTAACATGATTGTTTCTCAAAAGGTTGCTTGGACAATAGATAAGACTAAGCAGAGGGCTAGTATTGGAACCAAGGGGGACTACTATGTAATTCCTCAAGAAGCCAAGATTGACGAGTACAGAGAATTGCTAGACATAGCGATAGAAATGAATATCATTGAGCGCCGAGGTGCTTGGTACTTTTATGGCGAAGAGAAGTGGAATGGGATATCCAAGATTGTCTTAACAGACAAGCAATTGGAAGAAATAAATGCTAAAATATTGGTGTGATTAAGAAAATACCAATTATTGGGCTTGCAGTAGTGTCAGCTATTATGGGTCTGGGTGCTATTGCATTCATATCTATTGTAAAAGCAATTGATGAAGCACATGATCACGATTATTTCTGGGAGTGAATATGTACGAGTATAGAGTAAAAAAAGTTTTAAAGGTTGTTGATGGAGACACCATTGATGTTGATCTTGATTTAGGGTTTGACATTTCTTTCACACAAAGAGTTCGTTTGGCAGGTATTGATACGCCAGAGTCTCGCACAACTGACAAATATGAAAAAACTTTAGGTCTTGAGGTCAAAGATAAACTTAAGAAAGCTGTTGAGGCAGCCAATGTCATTGTTATCAGAACAGAAAAGCCTGACAGCACAGAGAAGTATGGTCGAATACTTGGTTGGGTATTCCTAGACGGAAATCCAATATCTATTAACCAAGCATTGATTGATGAAGGTTTCGCATGGCCTTACATGGGTGAGACTAAAGTGAAAGATTTTGAAGCACTTTTAGCAAAAAGGAAAAAATAAAAATGAAGGTGTGGATTGATCAAGACCTTTGCACAGGGGATGGTCTTTGTGCAGAGATTGCGCCCGCAGTCTTTTTTCCCCAAGATGACGGTTTGTTTTATGTCAAAGAGTCAGCAGAGTATTATGGGAATGAAAAACTTTTTGATGGTAAAACTAATCCGGCAATGGGGGAAGGTGTTGCCAGAGTACCTGATAGTCTTGTTGATGATGTAATTGAGGCAGCAGAAGAATGCCCTGGCGAATGCATTTTTATTGAGTTATAAATAGAAAAATAATATAGAAAGTTGAAATATGAAAAGAACAGAAAAAGATGAAATCAAAAGAGATCATGCCAAGCCTGTTAAGAATTCAGGCAGGGGTTTTCGTAAAGGAGATGCTGAGTTCCATGAATTCCTTTTAGATTACAAACATAACGGCTCATCGTTTACGCTAACTCGTCTTGCATGGATGAAGATGCGAAAAGACGCTTGGAAAGCAAACCATAAGTATCCTTGTATATCAGTAGTTCTGGGTGAAGATTCCGATGTTAAAGTCGCCATTATTGAATGGCATGTGTTTCAAGAACTAATTATTGATAGTAATTATGAGTAACAACACTACTGGTGAAATGCCAGACCTCCCTATTGAACAAAAGTCTTTAGAGCAGCGTAGAGTAATAAAATTTTGGATTGATTACTGTCATAGCCTTGAAGAAAAAAACAGAGAGCTGAGAGAAGAACTTGCCGAATTCCGTAAACTTCTGCCAGATTATAAGCAAAAGAAAGTTATATAAAACAAATGCCAGAGCTTAACGCCAATGTTCCTATGATTGAATGCTATGTCAGAGGAAACTTTTTGAGAGATCAATTGGACTCTCACGATAAATATTTCCCTTGTATGATTTTTGGAGTCACAAGTATTCAGGGGAGAAGCCCCCTATTTCATTTTCTAATGGAGGATGGTGGTATTTGGTGGAGAATGCCTATAAACGCTTTCTGTGAAAGACCGGGTGTCCCTGAAGTCGACATCCACGAACTTGTCCTATGGAATTCTTTCAGCCCTCATGTAGCGGTTACTGAATTCCAAGCAATGAGGAATATGAGAATGACTTATGTTGCTCGCTCTGGAGAGTTTGTCAACACAAAATATTTATTTACGCTTGATTGGCATGCTCCAGATGACAACACTATAAATCTTGGGTTTAGTACAAATCCTGGTCAACACAAATGTGGTCATGTAATGCTTAGAGATGATGGCAACTATGCCATACAGCCGAATAATAGAGTTAGACTATTTGATCCATCTTTTACAACCAAAACAGGAACTCTAATTGAAAGATTTGTCAATACTAGAAAATGGGATGTTGAAGACGCTAACAAATGGAAAACATCTGATGACAACAGATACCACTATGACATCGAGTGATGGAAGAAAAAAACTTGAGCAACGCTACGGAATGGAAATCGTGGTGGTATGCTGTCGTGAGTGGAAGACGCACTACGGAAATGGACATTTCGGTAAATGCGGAATCTGTCATCAACAACCAAAACTAATGTCAGGAAAAAAATGGGACAATTAACTTACGGAAGTCTATTTGCAGGAGTCGGCGGATTCGATTTAGGATTTGATTCAGCAGGTTGGGATTGTAAGTTCCAAGTTGAATGGGATAAGCATTGCCAAAGTGTATTGAAGAAGCACTGGCCTAGTGTGCCTAAGTTTGAAGATGTAAGAGATGTCAATGGCGCAGTCTTACCACCAGTTGATTTAATATCATTTGGTTCACCATGCCAAGACTTATCCGTAGCGGGTAAGCGTTCAGGACTTGAGGGAAATCGTTCAGGTCTATTTTTTGAAGCAATTAGAATAATAAAGGAGATGCGTAATGCAACCAATAATCAATATCCAAAATGGGCAATCTGGGAAAATGTACCCGGTGCCCTCACAAGTAATAATGGAAAAGACTTCGGAGAAGTCCTTGACCAAATGGCAAACATCGGGGCATTGGGAATTGAATGGCACATCTTGGATGCACAGTGGTTCGGAGTCCCCCAGCGTAGAAGACGAGTATTCGTCATCGCTAGTTGGGATTCTTCAGCCCTTGAGCGAAGTGGTGGAAAAATTCTACCTGTCCCCGAAGACAGCAGGGGGGATATTAAGAAGAGCCGAAAGAAAAGGAAACAGGCTTCCAGAGCCGTTGAGACAAGCGTTAGTGAACCTATCTGGTACGGAAAAACTGGATTCAGTAAGTACGAAGAAGGCGGAGTAAGCCTCTCAGCATCTGATTATAAAAGACCAGATATGAACTTCATACTGGAGCCTTATGTTAAATCCAAGAGAGCACAAAGCACAGAGGATGACGAGTCTTGGATTACGAATGCCGTAGCGCCAACTTTAAATGCTTTTGATAATACAGGAGATAGCCGCTCAACTGTAATAATAGTTGATGGAACAAGAGTTAATGATGTTCGTATATACGAAGATGGAATTATGCCAACATTGAAGCACAGAATGGGCACAGGTGGTGGACAAGTCCCTCTTATTGGTGAGCAGGTTGCTATCCCCATTCAGGGCACAATTATTGGAAGAGCAGATACCTCTGGTCCACAAGGCAAGGGCTTTGGCGAGGTTGGCGATCCTTCCTATACCCTTGATACAATTTCACAACACGGTGTCTGCACACCGGAGTTGGTTTTAAGAAGATTGACACCGTTAGAGTGCGAAAGGTTGATGGGGTTCCCTGATGACCATACAAGGCTCACCGCAGATGATAAGATAATTGCTGACACAAATCGCTACAAGATGTGTGGTAACGCCATTGCATCACCAGTAGCAGAGTGGATAGGGAAGGAAATTAAAAAATGGATATAATTGTTAATGAAGAATGGCTTGCGTCACAGATGGGTGATAAAGCAAAGGAATTCATTGAGTGCATGAGGATTGTTCAGGATATTATTGATAATCCGGATCATTATGTTGGAATGCAAGCAATTAAGTATGCTAATGTTTTAGCTGCTTATAGGACACAAATGATTATTAAATCTCAAGCATTCAAGAGAAAATCAAGTATTATGAATGAACAAGATAAACTTGTTAACGATATTTGGAAGACGATGTATGAAGCATTGTCAGAAAACATAAATGCACTAAAAATTTCAGGTAAAGGAACTTATAATTGAAATCACTAAACAAACTTAAAGCACCCAAAGTAGAGAAGGTGCTCAAGTCTCATGAGCAAGTAACGGCAGAGTTGCTACTTGCTATTGACGACAATTTGGAAAAGAGAAATGCGCCGGCAATGAAGAAAGTCGGTGGTTTCCACCCTAGCTATACAAACCAGTGTGCAAGATATTGGCACTATCTGTTTCAGGGTCAAGAGGTAACTACTTCTTTTAGACCACAAACTTATAGAATATTTGACAATGGACATGCTGTCCATGAAAGGCTTTATAGTTATCTGAGAGAGATGGGTATCCTTGTTGCAGAGGAAATCCCTGTTAATTATTCAAATCCCCCAATTGAGGGCACAGCTGATGGTATAATTGACTGGTATGGTCATAAACTTATTGAGCTGAAGTCAATCAGCGCAGAAGGTTTTAACTATAGACAGATTTATAACAAGCCCAAAGACGATCACTATAGGCAGGCGCAAATCTATATGAGATGCCTAGACTTGCCAAGTGGTTATGTAATTTACGAAAATAAAAACAATCAAGAAATTTTGCCTATCTTTATAGAGCGAGATGACGAGTTTATCGACAAACTCTTTAAAAAATATAATGGTATATATACCGACTTCTTAGAAGGTAATATGCCAAAGCAGCCTTACAAGCGCACATCTGCAAAATGTGCTCAATGTGATTTGGCTGATAAATGCTGGTCGGGGGATGTTTAGAGAAGAACCAAGAATATGCGGGAATGACAAGTGCAATAATGTATTTGTTGCAAAAGTCTATAATGCTTTATATTGCAGTGTTGAATGTAGAAGATTAGTTACTAATAAAAAATTATTAGAAAAGTATTATGAAACTAAAGAAAACAAGCACAAAAAAAGAGTTTGCAAGACTAAATTGTGCACAACCATTTTATCTTCTTATAACAAAGAATCAATTTGTGAACAATGCAAAAAAGAAAGATATATAAAAAGACTTGTTTCTTGGGGATATGACGAAGAAAAACTTAGAAAAGAGGTATAATATCTAAGTGAGTCTTAGAGATATTGTACAAAAAGAAAAATGGGAAAAAGTCTTGGCTATTGACCCGGCATCTCATTCCTTAGCTTGGGCAATCTTGTCTTGGGATAAAGAACTGATTGCAACTGGTAAAATTGATTTATCAAAAGAAAAACAGCAATCAGAGAAATTTAATAAGATTAAGAAAGAATTGATTGAAGTTGTTGATCAATATTCTCCAGATGTTGCTGTAATTGAGCAATCTGTTTATATCCAAAACTTTCAAACAAGTAGAATTATTTCGTATATAATAGGTTTTACTTGGGGAATTATCTCCGATAGGTGCAGAAAAATTGAAGATGTAAGCCCTCTTTCGTGGAAGCCAGCTATTGGCTATAAAAATGTTACAAAGAAAGATGGACTTGATTTGGATAAGAATGGTGCAAAAGGTTCAATGCAAATTAAAATGAAAAACGAAAGAAAAAATAGAGTAAGAGAAATTGTTAGTGTTGCTTTTGGCAAAGACACTGATGGAATTGATGATGACGACATTGTTGACGCAATTGGGATTTCTCTATGGTACTGGAAGGTGAAGAAGAATGGCTGATGAACCGTACAAGGATCAGACATGGCTTTATGAGCATTATGTGAAGAAGCGCATGAACCTCACCGATATTGTAAAGGTTCTTCAGCAAAGTTATGGCATCAGTGTGTCCCCGCAGGCTATTTATAACTGGTGTAAAAAATATGATCTTTTAAAGTTTAGAGGTAAGGGAAGAAACTTATCAGCAACAGCTTTAAGAAGGCCCAAATCCCCTATGCAACTTGAAGTAGAAAAGCGTAGGCGTGATCAGGCAAAACAAACAAGAGCAAGAAAAAAAGGAATGGGAAGATGAAAAGAAGTGTTGTCGCAAAAGATATTATAACTTTTGCAAAACTAGATATGTTATATAACCAAGTGCGTGTTATCGAGGCAAAGCAGAATGCTACTAAGTACAAATGCCTTGGCTCCGGGGAATGTTGCAAGATTGGTCTTGTAATACCAATGACTGAATGTGCAAATATCGCATTTAGAATTACTCAAGAGTATTATTTGAAAATGGAAAGCACTGGCCAAGAAAGTGCTGATGCGTGGATTCTAGAAGTAATTGAATCACTTAAAGAAGCCATGTACGATGAAACTTGGAAAGACGGTGGAGAAACGAAGAGACATTGTGCTTTTTATAAAAACGGTTGCACCGTTTATGGATATCGACCATTGGTGTGCCGGACATTTGGAACAATCACAAGTGTTGATGAGTTCTGTCCACGAATTAGGAATGCAAATGGCGAGATTGATCACTTTGTAGGAGAACCTGTTCAGAAAGTTATTAAGCAGTACCAAGACTTGCTTGATGAATATGCAAAAGATAAGCATGAAAACTATGATATGAGTTTGTATATGCCATTAGGTGTCCTCAGTTTCCTACTTGAAACAGAAGAATTGCAGAAACTCGCAGAGGTTACTGATGAGAAATTTTGGATTGGGACATCTGGCTGGTACAACTATCGTGTTCAGTACACAAAACTTCATGGCTATTCTGTTGTTGAGCTTAGAAAAGCTGCAAAAGACAGAGGCAAAGAATTAGCTTTTGAAACAGAAGAGTGATTCGTGAAAATCATTTGGAATGGCACTAGCGTTTCTCAAGAGCGCAATGAGGGCTACAAGGTAGCCGAAGATGAGATTCATAGTCGTCTTGTAGGGAAGGGAATGGACATTGAAAGAACATGTCTTATACCATCCGACATTCAAGACTTGTCACTACTCGGTATTGAATATCAATCTAGTGCATCAATCAACATTGAAGCAGATGTATTCATAAATAATAGATTACCTCTTGACTATACTGTATCGAATAAGTACAACATTGGTTTTTCATATTGGGAAACAAGTAAACTACCAAGTGATTGGGTTTCTCGAATGAATCAAATGGATGAGATATGGACAACATCTCTTTGGGCAAAGAATGTTTTTGAAGAATCCGGAGTAACAGTTCCTGTTTTCAATTTCAGACTTGGAGTTAATAAACTGTTCAGTCCCAAGAGAAGGTTTGCTTCCTTTGTAGATAATAAATTCACTTTCCTTTGTATTGGATCACCATCGACTCGCAAGAACACTCAGATGACTGTGGATGCTTTTATAAAGATATTTTCAGGCGATGAGAGTATAAGACTTCTTTATAAGAGCATAGACGCTCCTGATGCCCGATGGTATAAATCTGGAGAGATGCTCGCTATCGAAAAACATCCTCAAATAGATGTGATTGATAAAGATGTCTCAATGGAAGAATTGAGCAATATTTATGACTTATGTGATTGTGTTGTCTATCCAACAAGCGGAGAAGGTTGGGGGATGCTTCCTTATCAGGGTATAGCAAAAGGTATCCCAACAATTTGCACCAATGCAACTGCTTGTACAGAGTATGCAGAGTTATCAGTCCCATTAGAGTTTGAAGATAGTTCTATCAATATGAATGGCATTTATAGTGACTGTGGTACTTGGGCAAAGCCAAAATTTGATGATTTATGTGCTAAAATGTTATATGTATACAATAACTACGATGTAGTTTCTGATTATACATTTAACAATGCCGTACTAAATGAACAGACTATGAGCTGGGATTCTGCTGCAGAAGGGTACTACGAAAGATTATGTCAGATATCGAAAGAACTGAAAAGACCTTAATTGAAAAATTGAAAGATGTTGAAGAAGTTGGACTTCTTCACATAAAAGGCTATTCAATGCATGAAATTGCTTCATTGATGGCATTAAAGACTAATGATGTAAAATCCTACATTGATGAGTATAAGAAGATACTTAATCGTCAAGCCGAGGAAGACCCCTATTTTCTTGAAAGAGTGCAATTCAATACTGTAAAGGCACTTCAAGAGTTTGACCAGTTGAGCAAAGAGGCTTGGGAAACAATCAACATTGCGACAGATCATGGAATGGTTCCGGCAAGAATTTCTGCAATTAAACTTGCTGGTGAACTGGCAACAAAGAAAGCCCAGTTGCATAAACTTTTGGGTATTAACACATCTGATGGTGAATACATTGCACGAATGCAGAAGGCAGAGAATGTTAACCAAATACTTTCAAGAGTCTTGCGAGATGTTATCTCTAAGTACCCAGAGATTGCTGATGCTGTGAGAAGAGAACTGGCAATAGCTTTTGAAATCATGGCTGAGGTTGAGGTCGTTGATGCCGATAGTGAGGAAATTAGCGATGCAGAAATTATTGAGTCATAAGAAGAGACGAAAAAATAAGGCCTATCCCTCATATAAAGAGACTCTTTTTTCAAGCCTTACCCATCATGTAAAGAGACTGTTTTTAGCGGCCTTACCCCTTAAAGGAGATAAATAAATGAGTGATTATCTTGGAATGAATCTTCGATATGAAGATTTCGATAAGTTATTAAATCAAGATGAACTTGAAGAAGTCCCGGTGTCTATTGAAGAGTTTGTAACTGATAAAAGATTTTTGGGTTTACCAAACCTAAGCCCCATTCAATTAGAAATTGTAAGGCACAGTACCCAAATCTTGAAAGAGCATACCCTACAAAAGATGATGGGGGAGGAAAAAGGGTCAGAATATTATAAAAAATATACCGACAACGAAGTGATCTGCATGTTAGGCAAAGGTTCTGGAAAAGACCATTGTGCAAGAATATCAATGGCTTATACCGTTTACATTCTCCATTGTCTAAAAGACCCATTAGGTTATTACGGAAAAGCAAAAGGTGTGTATATTGACCTTCTTAACTTGGCCGTAAACGCTCAACAGGCTCAAAGAGTTTTCTTTGAACCTTTAAAGAACTTATTATTAAGTTCACCTTACTTTAACTCCGTAGGATTTGAACCAAGAGTATCTGAAATATTTTTCTTTAGCAGACCAGTACGATGCTTCTCAGGTCACTCTGAAAGTGAAGGTTGGGAAGGTTATGAAGTTATGACTGTAATTTTGGATGAGATTTCAGCTTTTAAAACAGACGCGGAAACAAGAGGAGAATTAAGATCAAAAGGTTCTGCCTCTGCAATTTATAACATGAGTAAGTTATCTGTTATGTCTCGTTTCCCGGAAGTCGGTAAGGTTATTCTTTTGTCTTTCCCTAGATATAAAGGAGATTTTATTCAACAGAGATATTTCGGTTCTGCTGAAAGAGAAGAGCCAAAAACTTGGAGAATTAAAGCTGCTACATGGGAATGTAATCCTACGATTGAAAGACATCAATTAGAATCAGAATATATTAGAAATCCAATTGAGGCTAGGGCAAGATTTGAATGTGAACCTCCGGCAATGGAAGACGCATACTTTAGAGATCCTGATCTGGTAAGGAAATCTTTTATGCATGCAGAAAGTCCTGTTGATGAAGATGGTATTTATAAACCTTGGTTTAACAATACAGATGGGCACAGAAGGTTTATTCATATTGACTTAGGACTTAAAAGAGACAGGTCAGCTTTATGTATGAGTCATTGTGCTGGCTTTAAAGAAATTAAAACATCTATGGGAGTGGAAAACCTTCCAGTTATTAATATTGATTTAATTCATTCTTGGGAAGCAGCTCCCGGAGCTGAAATTAATTTTGCTTCAGTTAGGCAAATGATTATTGAATTATGTAGGAAATTTGATGTAGCAAAAGTAACTTTTGACCGTTGGCAATCCATTGAGATGATTCAAAGTCTTAAAGCTCAGGGGATCAATGCTGATTTCCATAGCGTTAAGAAAACTGATTACGATACTTTAATGACAACAATATATGATACAAGATTGCGTGGTTATTGGAATGAGCTATTGGTTGAGGAAGAGTTGTTGAAATTAAGATTGTTTGCTAATAACAAAATTGATCACCCAAACTCTGGATCAAAAGATTTGGCTGACGCATTAGCCGGTTCAGTTTTCACATGTGTTGAGAATATGTCAATGGAAATGGAAGTTGATATTGAAATTCTTGGCTCTGACTTCAAGCAATATGAAGAGCTTGACGATATGGAAGAATTTGGTACGGTTAGGGTGTATAATAATGATATTGGCCAGTTTGTTCCTGGCTATGACAAACAAACCTTATCTACAGAAAGTGGTGAAAAATGGCTCGAAAGTCTATAACAAGAGAAGATGTAAATCCTTCTTACGATGAAATCGTCAAGGAATTGACCGGAACAATCTCCAACCTTATTATGGAGAATACGGTTATGAAAATAATGATACAAAAACTTGAATCAATTGTTCATGAACTTGATCACGAACATGGCGAAGTAAATAAAGAATTTTAAAAAAGTTTGCTTTGGGTGTTGTGCTATCTAAGTAATGCCGATAGTGTGTCTATCACAAGGGCAAAAGCCCTCAAAACAAGAAAAACAAGGAATAGCAAAATGACACTCAATATCAAAACAGTTGATAGTTTCCCTCAAATTACTCGCTCAGGTCGTACATCGGCTGAGCTTCAGGAAATCATTAATTCTTTAATTGAATCAAGTAAGACAGGAAAGACATACATGATTGAAAATGTTGAAGAAGGAAAGAAATTCAATTCTCTTCAGCAAAGAATTCGTGCTCAAGCAAAGAAATTGGAACTTAGTGTCAAGATTCATTTTGACAAGAATACAAGTAGCCTTTACTACATGTCTCCAATGATTGAAGCAGTAACCGAAACAGTAAATACTTCTGTTAAGGCTAAGGATGTAAAATCAGTAAAGTCTCCATCAAAGACCAACGCTTAATTAGCAAAAAAATTAAATAAGAAAGGGGCATGATGCAAATCATGCCCCTTTTTTGTGTATAATTATCATATGACAATTTTCCAAGAACAAACAATAGAAATAGACCAAGAAGAAATTAATTCATGGTACCCAATGATTGCTTTACCGTGTTACGATCAGTTAATTTCTGAACCTACGGTTATGTCTTTAATTAGAACAGTAATGCAGTTTAAAGAAATCGGATTGAAATTTTCAATTTGCACAATGAGTGATTCACTAATCTCAAGAGCAAGGAATCAAATAGCCGCTAAGTTTCTGGCTAATAAAGAATTTACACATTTGATGTTTATTGACTGTGACCTTGGGTTTAAGGGTGATGATATTATTAAGATGCTATGGCATAACAAGGAAATCATGACAGCTGCTTATCCTATTAAAAATATTAATTGGGAACAAGTAGGGGAAAATGCTAGATCCGGAATGGATAATGAAAAACTTCTTGAGAATTCTTTACGATTTGTTGTCAATACCGTTAAGGATAAGGATAGCAACAATGTGGAAGTTAATAATGGGGCTATAAGTGTTTATGATGCCGGCACTGGTTTTATGCTTATAAAAAGAGAAGTGTTTGAGAAGCTTATCGAATCTTATCCCGAATTGAAATATATTGACGATACAGGTGGATTACAAGAAGAGGAATTAGATTGGACATACGCATTCTTTAATTCTTATGTTGACCCGGAGAAACATAGATTCTTATCTGAAGATTATGGTTTCTGTAGATACTGGCAAGAAATTGGTGGAAAAATTTGGACTGACCCTTCAATTGAAATGCTGCATTTAGGAAGGCTTAAATATCAGGCTACCATGTTGAATTGGCTTGAAAGAAACGCTATCGCAAAAGATTGAAAGTGAGTTGGAAACTCAACTTATCCCTACTGAGTCCAGGGTGCAAAAAATATATACTAAAATTTCGTGTATGTTTAAATAAAATAGCGCGGCGTTAATAATTTATTAATTGATTTTGCTAATGATTTAACAAAGAAATTTCCGATTAAGTTTAATGGGACTTTGATCAAGCCTGGTCAAATGCTTCTGCGAAAGATTTCCAAAGTCTTAGCAGCTGTATTTGGTCAGGCTTCTTCGATCTCTGATCAGAACTCTGCATATAATACTGATCTTAAGTTTTATAATAACTCTCGACAATTTTCTGGCCAGTTTACTGATCAATATCATATCCATATCATATCCGTTTCCTGTGTAGCATATCCGTTTTCTTGCCGATAGACTGAAAGCAATCCTTAGTAATAAATTTTCTAAGGTAATAAATAAGTTCAGGATAAGTTTAATGAAAGGCTTAGGGCAATTTATGACATCAGAAATAGAAAAAAGCAAATCTGAACTCATTGACGAAAAGTTAATGGGTTTAGAAATAAATGATGGAGATAAGGATTACGGTATTATTTGCCGTATTACTCAGACAAATGATTACTTCACGGTTTACACAAATCTTGGTTATTCTTTTAACGCAGGTCTTATTCTAAATCTTGTCGCACTGGCAAATCTTTACGAAAAGGCTGCCGAAAAGGCTGAGAATGAGGTTAATGAAAATGTTACTCATTTAGCTCCTGCTTATTTTGAAAATGCTGTAATTTCGAATAAAGTTATGTCAAGACCTAAACCTATGGCGCACTCTAAACAATTGCGTTCTAATGGTTCTATAAATACAAAAGCAGTTATTGGTGAAGAAACAGTAAACATTACTTCTTATGTTTCACCTAGAACAAATTTTGCCGAAGAAAACAAGGAATAAGGAAGAGAAATGGAAAGAAAAAAAGAAGTAGAAAGACTCTTGAATCATAAAATTGAGTCTTTAAAAAACATAAGAGATGCGTATATGAGAATGGATATTGGAGAAGAAATGAATGAAACAATAGAAACAGAGAATGAAAAACCTAGTCTATTTGATACAGCAATGAATCATCTTGATAAAATTGCTAATCAACTAGAAAGAGGAATGATTAGCAAAAATGATTACGATGGGCAAAGATTAATTATTCTTATTGATCTTGTTATTAACCAATCAAAAATACACAAAGATAAGGACAGGTAAATACAATGAGTGAAGAAATAGAAACAGAAACAAAACCAAAAGTGCGTAAGATTTCAGCTGCAGAAATGTCAAAGTTGAATTTTCGTAAAAATCGTACTGCTAAGAAAACCCCTAGCCTATACGATTCAGATTTGCTTGACCGTAATTATTGGGGTAATGATGCTGGAACTGATTTAGAAATGGCTTTGACAAGAATTGAGATTAGCCGTTCTCTTAATAAAGGGCTTATGCTTGACATTAAGTATTGCCGTACAGCAAGTCATTTGAGTAAGGATAGTATTTCAGAATTGATGAAGTATCAGCTTCATCTTATGACATTGATTGCTGATGAGAATGATTGTAATGTTTTTACAAATGTCAACGGTGACGGAAGTGTTATGGTTGATTTTAATAGTGAAACTAATCAATACGAATTTGTATTCATAAAATAAAACAAGCAAAATAAAGTAAAGGTAAAGCCGGGGCAAATGCCCCGGCTTTTTATATAAGGAAAAAAACATGCAAGTATTAAACAAAATTGGTCATTATTCTTTTCAAAAAGAAAAAATCAAATTTGAAACAGATTTAGATAAGATGTTTCATAAGATTATTTCAAACATTAGATATGGAGAACAAATTAAAATTCCAGTTACTATTCAAAATAATCGAGAAAAAGAAGCTGTTATTAAAGCAATTAACAAATCAGCTTTGTATAACAATATTGACATCACTAAACGATGGTCAAAAGATAAATCAGTAATTACAATTTCAGTAGAGGTATAAGATGAGTAGAAATCCAAATGGTGATGATGTCATTTATGAAATGATGATCATTAGTCTTGAGAAGAAAATAAAAGAACAAGAGTTGATTATCAAGAAGCAATCAGATTTGATTAGTGGTTTAGGTAATGTAATTGACACAGCAAAGAAAAGACAAGAGATTGCTGATAACTACATCAAAACTCAAAAGCTGCTTATTGACCTATTAGAAAAGAAAGCAAACCACAATGGCTAAATGCATTTATTGTTCTTTAGAATTTATAGATGAAAGATTTGAGGCTGGTTACGATTATTGCTTAGATGAAAAGTGTAATCGGATTGGCTTAGATAAAAGAGAAAGAGAATTCCGAAAGATTTACACTCCGGCATTATTGCACAAATGTAATTACTTTTGGATTAAGAAAAGCGAACTGCGAGACTTAAATGTTAGAGCAGATATGTTAGAAACAGGAGATTAGATAATGGATCATGAAAAATTTACAAATTATCAATTGTCAATACACCCAGATTTTGTTTCATATCAATTGAAGGAAGACGAAATTAAAGTTTTCCTTTCTGCTGATTATGGAGTTGATTCAAAATCTGGAAACAAAACAATTGGAAAAGAAATTGTTAAAACAATTAATTCTTTTCATATCAAAAAAGATAGAGAATGTTTTTATGCACAAAGAGTTAAAGACTCTGCAATCAAAAACCTTAGTCAAAACAAAAGACTAGGTAGTGCTGTAAAACTAGGTCTTGCTTCTAACTATGTACATCAAATGATGTTATATCAGATTAGAACATTTTTGTTTTATAAAAAATTCCCTGAATATTTGGAGGTCAAATAATGGAAATGGTTACAGTATGCCCTTGTTTTTCTTGTGGAAAACAAATTACTTATTTAACATTTGGAAAGAGTTCTTTAATGGAGATAAATGACGCAATTGAAGTTTTGGTTGAAGGTGGTTATGGTTCTAAATTTGATCTTTCTCAAATGCTTATTTGGATTTGTGATGAATGTATTGAACAAAAAATGAAAGAAAGAGTCTTTATGATCAATGAAGATATAACAAACGATTACACAATGGAGAATGAAAATGATTGACGGAATCCCAGAGGAATATCTTATGAAAGATACTCCATACGCAACAAGAAATCAAAATGGTGTAGTTACATTTTTTGATACAGTAGAAGAAGCTATGGCTGATTTTATTGGTTACGAAGGGTATCGATTAGATATTGAAGTTAATGGTGCAACTGTCTATATTTATAGAGATGAGCTACCAGTTATGTCTAAGGCAGAACCTGGCTCATTAGCTTACGATAATCCTTCAAAAAGAGTTAGATATGAAGCTAGAGTTATAGTAGAAAGAAAGGTAGAAGCAAAATGAGAGGTAATGTTTATATGATTACTAATGAGATTTATGGTTTTAAAAGAACATGTCATCATTGTGGAGAAGAAAGTCAATTTGGTATTAATTATGAAGAATATCAAAGATTGTTTATTAAACAAGAACATGTTCAAGATGTCTTTCCTAATATGCCAAAAGAAGACAGAGAACTTATGATTTCAGGTATACACCCAAAATGCTGGATTGAAATGTTTGAAGACTTTGATAAAGATGAAGAAGAAGACAATGGAGATAGCGAAACACAAGGAGAAGAGTATGGAGAACAGTAGGAATAAAGAAAACAATATAAACGAAGTTTTTTGTTTATGTGAAAGCGAAAGCTGCACTAAACGAGATGAAGTGAATTTGTTTTTAAAAATCAAAAAAGCATCTCAAGTTGATGAGGCTTCATTTGAGTCTATTACTGATAGTTGGGCTAACTTTGATGTAGATGACTTTATGCCAGAAAGAGAATTAGTTGAAGACTATACTTGCGATCTAGATTTAGAATTTAATCCAGACTGGCTTTTATGGGAAACTGAAATAATGTATGTATAAATGTTACAACTGTGAAGAAATGTATGAAGAAGAACCAGAAGACAATATTTGTATTGTCTGTTATGAACAAAAAGTATTTAAAGATAGAAATGGAAGAATAAACTAATGCAAGAATATATTGAAATTGGCCCATCACCTTTTGAAGAAGATTGTGCTCAAGTTGGTAATGAAAATTATCGCAAAGATGCATTGAAGGAAATGGATGCTTATATTAATCAACTAAGCCGTACATTTGCTGATGCAGAAAGCAAAGGTATTACATTTAAGCAAAAATGGTTTAACCACGATTTTGGAGCTTATGGTGAAGTTTGTATGTATTGGAATACAGACAATGAAGAAGCCAATAGTTATGTTTATGAGATTGAAAAAAGATTACCAGCAAGCTGGGATGAACTAGCAATGAAAGAGTTAGGAATAGTAAATGATTAAGATATTTAGTTTTGCAATTGTATTTTTAATTTTTATACCAATTATATTTATTAGTTTAGCAATGATGTTTAGTGAATCAAAAGACAATAGGAGAATGAAATGAACAAAGTAAGAATGTTAAAGCTGGCTGATTTTATTGAAAATCTTCCAGAACACAAATTTGAAATGCAATATTGGCTTTCTACAAAAATAGAACAAGGTATGTGGAATGGTAAACCTTATTGGTCAACTGATTCTTATCCTATTATTCATAATAGCCAACAGAATACTAAAACACTAGAACCTTTAGATTGTGGAACTGCTTGTTGTATTGCTGGATGGGCAACTGCAATGAAAGATAATTTTAAACCTATTGCCCTTATTCAAGATGGGAAAACAATTGAAGATAGAGCATTGCAATGGTTAGACTTAACCGAAGATGAAGGAAGAAATTTGTTTTTAACAAATATTGATACTGTTTGGACAGAATATTTTGAGAAATTTGGTTTTGAGCTTGATGAATACGATGATTGTTATAGAAATATAACAAATAAAGCTGCGGCATATGTTATTAGAGATATTGCTAATGGAGTTATTGATATTGATAGAGGATTTGGTTTTGATGATGCAAAAGAATTTCTTAAAGAGTTAGGTCATTATGAAGAGGATGAGTATTAAAATGATAGATACAGAAAATATTGTAAATCTTGCATTGCAAGCATTAACAAGACCTGAAGACTTTGGTTATTGGGGTGAAGAAGATATGTTTATAACTTGGGGTTTTACTGGAATTGATAAACAAAGAGATTCTAGCATTATGCAAAGATCAAACTTTAAAACAATCACTGATGATTTAATAAACAGATACCCTAATGATTTTAGAATTGAAACATTTTCTCATTGGGCTTGTGGTTCAATTGATCGTTTAATTTGCCAAATTCTTAAAGAGCCAGGAAATTACAATGAAAACAATATTACTGAATCTTTCAAAGCAGTATTGAAATGGCATGACGAATTAAATGAATATCCAATAGCTGATGAGAATGATTATCTAAATAATCTACACGATGAGTGTGTTGATTATATTGAAAATATGGCAGATTATTTACTTCTTGTGACAAATACAGAAGAAAAAGGATGGGCTGAAAAAATTCTACATACATTAGACATTGACTTAAACTTTGAATTCAACCCGGATTATGATCAATTTCCAAATGATAATAAAATATTGGAAGCAATATTAAAATCAGGATTATGCAACCCCGAAAGATGGGGTGAATGGTATGAATGGTGCGATGAACAAGGTTTTGATAGACCAATATTTCCAGAAAAAGAAAACCCTAACCAACTAAAGTTATTTGAGGATTAAAATGAACAAATGTCCAAATTGTAAAACAGAAAATATTAATTTAATTGACACTAGCGAAAACATTATATACCCTTCTGAAGAAGTTAAAGCAGAATGTGCAAAATGGGAACAATGGGAATGTGAAGAGTGTGAGTCAATATTAGATGTTGAAGAAGGAATAATTACAGTATTACAGCCAGTAGGAATAAACGAAAATAGAATCAAGTTCCGTGTAACAACGGATTGGGAAAGAAAAATAGAGGAATCATACAATTATGACTAAGTTAACACAAGAGCAAACAGAAATGGAAGCAGATGCTGCATTAGATATTGAATATCAAGCTTATCTTAAAAGCGTCTCAGTTCAAAGGTATGTAGAATTAATGACACTAAGCGTCAATGAAAGGATTGAAGTTATGGGTGATGATTATGAAATAGGTGATGAATATGATTGGGACAGGAATGATAAAAGTCAATACTGTGAACACGGAACTTTTATAGGTTCTTGGTGGGGCCCAGATATTCTTTGTGGTAAATGTGAAATGGGAGATGGTCCTATGGATATAGATGAGGATGACGAGTTTTAATATGGAAAAGAAAATAATTTATTTCCTAGTTGGGGTAGATATTAATAATGGAATTAAGTTTATTGATGATGAGCAATATACAATGATTTGTCAATTGCTTAATCGAACAGATGAATTAGAAGAAACACAAGAAGATTACGATAAAGCACTCGTAATTCTTAATAACTCAGAATGGGAAAAAGAATAATGGAAAATGAAGAAATATATTTTATGGATTTACCAGATGAAGAGTACTTTGAAAGAATAGGTGATGCTATTGATGAATTAGTAAAACAAGGAATAATTAGTCCATTAGTCTTAATTGACACAGATGAGCTAGACAAACATATAAATACGGCTATTGAATTAGCCGCTGAAACATACAACAAAGAAAAAGGATACAACTAAAATGCCAAATTGGTGCAGCAATAACTTGTCAATTTATGGCAAGCAAGAAGACATGAAAAAGTTAATAGAAGTGATTACCGTCAGTAAAGATGAGTATTCATTACTAGAAAAACTTTATCCAACCCCTGAAGAATTAAACATTGGAAATGTTTCAATGACTCCCGATGAGCAACAAATTGCAAACTTTGAAAAGTTTGGATACAAAAGTTGGTATGACTGGAGAATTGATAAATGGGGAACTAAATGGCCAGAATCTGATTTAGATATAGGTCAAGACTATACAGAAAATAATGATGGAACATCCGTAATTGCTTTTAATTTTGAATCAGCTTGGTCGCCTCCAATAGAGGCTTTTAATAAAATCTGCAAAGATTATTCAAATCTAGTATTCTGCCTTTATTATGAAGAGTCAGGAATGGGATTTTGTGGTTCAAATATTTGGGCAAATGGAGAATGTCAAGAAGAGTATCAAGCAGAGTTAGTTTCAAGGTATTTTGATGAATCTTACTACTACGAAACCTATATCGAAAACAAAGAAAAATAAAAAAAAGGAAAAGAAAAATGAATGAAAATGTAATGACAAAAGCTTTGGAAGATGTTTATAACATTGTTTCAAAAAACAATAATAATGGTACAGCAAAGGCATTTGGTGTTGATCTTAATGCTTTTACTACAGCAACAATGATTGGAGAAGGAGAAGATATTTATGACCTTCTTGAAGAGATTAATCTTGACAAAAAGCAATCAATGTACGATTTTGTTGCCGTTATGACAACAGGTTGGGCTGCCCCATTGGATGAAAATGGAGAAATTGAAGGAGCTCCGAGTAAGCATAAAGATCGCCGTAGAGTTACTTTATTGTCAATTGTTGACATTAAACAAAGTGAATTGGCAAGTCTTCTTAAATTTGATGATGAAGAGGAAATGATTTATGACTTTGGAAGCGCAACAGGTTCATTAAATATTGCAATGCTAAGTTTGGCAGAATAAGAGGGAATAATGGGATTAGATAATATACCAAAAAATTATCCTTGCGAAAGCAAGGCTATAAGGAATACCGATAATCAAATTGATTGCAAAGCTACTCAAGAATGTGGAAATTGTCCATATATGAATGAGTATCAAAGTGATCCATTGCTAAAAGATACATCTCCAGTTTACGGAATGTTTGGCACTGATTGTTGGTATAGGGGTAAATATGGAAATTCAATGTTGGCTGACATGAAAAAATACAATAGTGATTTTGATAATGAAATGCCTTCTGATTTCTACGGCAATACAAAAGAAGGAATTGATGCAGATACATGTATAGAAATGTCTGATGTTATGTTTCAGTATATGGAAGCATGGTCTTTTGTTGTTAACAAAATGGTAAAGACTGGTGAATTGCCTGAGCAAAATAAAGAGAGTTATATTAAAGATTGGATTTACGCTGCGTGGTGGCTTAAGTTTGTTGGAAATACAAGCGATGGTTCGGTGGTGTGGTACTAATGTTTAGTTTTGATGATTTTAATAAAAGCCCGGAATTCTATTCCAACATTAATCCAGACCCAAATGATTTAGCTGATTTTACAAGTTCATTAATGATAGTAACTAACATGCTGAAAAACATTGATCATAAAGATGGTATTCGAGGTGGTCATGAAGTAATGATGAAACTTTTCAATATGACTGGACTTACCGGAACAAAAGAAGAAGAAGGTGCATTAAATGTTATTATGTGCTTATTGTCTCATGTAGTAGCAATGTTAGCTGTTAATGAAGAGAGAGATAAGTATTTTGAGTATTTTGATAATGTAGTGATTTACCCATTGATTGAGGAAGGAAACAAATAATTTGGATTGGACAGAAAAAGCAGCTTGTAAGAGTGAAAATTCTCAAATGTTTTATTGTGATAGCACAGACAACAAAATTAATGCAAATAGAGAGAGCTATGCAAAAGCTGTTTGTAGAAAATGTGAAGTTGCTGCGGAATGCTTAATGTTTGCAATAAGCAATAATGAAGTTTTTGGCATTTGGGGTTCATTTGCTCCAAAAGAAAGAAATACATTGAAGAATATATTTCCCGAAAATGGAATAGATATTGACCTATGCAAAATGATTGTTAACAAAGAAATTAAAACAATTAAAGCAAATGTTATTAAAAGTGAGTTTGGAATTTAATATGGAAGAAGATATGGGGCTATCTTTTGATGCAACTATTACAGCAAAAGAAGCCAAAAAGAAATTACATATTCCAATTATGATAAAGAAAGATATTGAAAGAAATGAGGATGAAAATGAAATGGATGTTGAATAATGAAAAAGTATTGGTATGCCGCTGGATTGAGGTTACTAAATGAATGCGCCTAGCCTAGCATTTATATCTATATCAAATTATAAGAATCCGCATAGATTAATGGTTCATGAAAGAAGTTATGCATTTAATGCAAAACATCCTTATGCTTATATTAGTAGTATGCCAGAAGAAGATTTTGAAATAGCATATGATGAAGCAATATTAGATTTCCGCAGTAAAATGATGGATGTATGTAATCTTTATGGGTTTGACACTTATAGTATGGAAGGAAGATCTGAAGGTTGGCTTAAGCCTCACTATAAAGGTAAGCCAATGCCAGCAGTATTTGATGACTATATGACATTTGAAGAATATATATTAGAAGACAGGATGGCTTCATTGTTTGTTCAAATTGAAAATATATTTACAAGCATGAAGCGAATCTTAAGGCACTCAGTAACAATAAATGAGTTCAGGACAAATATGGAAAGGTATATGTCACTATGAAAACAGAAAATAAAAATTGTGAACAATTAATTGATTCACAAATGCAAGACCGGAATGCTTATTTAGAAGAACTAAATGACATTATTGGAGATAATGAATCTGAAACCGAAAAGGTAGAAGAAGCATTGAGAGAGCTTGGAGATTTCCCTGCTGGTATTGAAACTTTTAAAGTAACTAAAATTATTTTATCAGGTGGAGGTCCAGCAGATTGGATTGAAATTAAGACTGATGAAACAGGTCATGTTCTAGGAATGGAATATCACTATGCAGATTGGTTTGACCACGCAGAAAGAAAAATCTCAGAGAATTCATATCTTTGGGATTTCGCAATACAATTTACAGATACAGAAGGATAGTAAAATGGAAAAATTAGAAGTAACAATGGACATTAGCGAAGCAAGTTTGGAAACTCTTGCAGCAGCTATTATGGAAGACTTTCAAGAAAAAGTTCAGAGTGCAGTTGATGATTGCGATTTGGATGACAAAATTGAATCAGCAATTGAAAGTTATGACCTTGATGATAAGATTCAAAGCTGGATGGATTACAACTTAGATGTTGAAAGTGACATCAAGGAAGTAATTAGACATATGGATTTGGCTGATTATATAGATACAGACAGCATTGATATTGAGAATAGTGTTCGCAATTTAATGGAAAGTTTTAGTCCGATTAATGCTTGTAGTACAGGTAAAGCTGCTATGGATATTATCCAATCGACTATTCGTTATCTTTTGCTCAAGGATGAAGACTTTGTTAATGACATTTCTAAAGCAATTAAGAAGCATGAATTGATTCAAATTCTTGATGAAGAGAAAAACAGAGCAATTGATGCAGCTAAGCCATACATCATTGAAGACTTCAAGAGAGAATTGAAAGAATACTCTGATGAAATTGCAAGGCAAAAAACTTTGGAGAATAATCCTTCAATCAATAACCTCACATACAATGCTTGGCAGCAATAACTAAAAGTTAATTCAGAATTGGGGAGTGTCTATAAACTAGACACTCCCCAAGAATTACACACTAAACATTCTGTAAAGAATAAGGATAAATCATGCGGCGTAAGCCAAAAACAAAAGGAAAACAAATGAAATATATTAAAGTAACAAACAAAGCCGATCAGGTAAACAGGCTTAAATTAGAAAAGCTTGGCTTTTCAACTAAGCGTGACGATACACAAACAATTGGTCAATTCGGCTCCGGAATTAAATTTGCACCAATTTCAGCAATTAGAAAAGGTATTGACTTCATCTTCGCAGGAAATGATTCAAAAGGTTCATACACATTGGAATACATTATTCAAGACGATGAAGGTGTACCTTCTGTTTTTTATAAATACCAAGATTATGAGAAAGCTTCATCTTTTACAGCAGATGCTGGAACTCTTTCTTGGGAAAGTGAATTCCAAATTTATCGTGAAGTTGTTGCCAATGCAATGGATGAAGCAAAAATGTCAGAAACAGAATGGAATATTAGTGTAGTTCATACTGATGAAATTGTTGCAGTTGAAGGTGAATTTTCAGTTTATCTTGGTGCTACTGATGAGATGATCAAAATTCATGAGAATTTTGATAAGTACTTTTCAGTAAATAGAGAACCTATTTTTGAAACAAGTTATGGAAAGATTTACAAATCATATGATGGTTCATTGCGAGTTTACTGTAAAGGTGTACTTGTGTATTCATCTGAGATGAGAGTTAACCGTAGTGGCGGCCCAGAACTTATGGCATTGTATGACTATGAACTCAACGATGTTAATCTTAATGAAGAACGAACTGTATCTTCAGAATGGGAAATGAATCGTTTAATTATCTCATTGCTTGCCAAGATTGACGATAAAGATATGGTTAATGATGTTCTAGATTTTGCTTTTAACAAATCAGAGAACTTCAATGAATACTACGAAACAACTACTATTCCAAGTTATTTGTTTAGTCCTGTAGTTAACATTTCAGAAACTTGGAAAGAATGTTTTGAAGATATTTATCCAAAAGGTATTTTAGTAAATGCAAAACAATTTAATTTCAATATGCAAGAGACTATCAATTCAAGAGGATTTAAGCCTGTTGTTATTAAACACGAAGGCTTTGAGACATTCTTTGGTGTTGCGCAATTTCCAAAACTTTTGGATGTACTTGGTAATGATTTTCAATATGAATATACATTTGATATTACTCAATCTCGAAAGCTTGTCAAAGCAATTAACATTATTGAAGATGTTCATCCTGACTTTGTTGGTATGCGTAATGATATTGGAATATTTAATGCAAAAGCCGGGGAAGATGAAAGTTTAGCTTCCGGTATTACATTGGTTATCAGAAACAGTGGTCAAGAAGATAGGAAAGCTATTCTTTTAGAAAGAAGCCATTGTGAGGGTTCAAGCATTCAGAGTATTGTTTCAACACTAATTCATGAATGGGATCATTTCAGGACAGGTATTAGTGATGGGGACAGCGAAGGAAGAAGTTTTAGAAGCCTTGCTGATGAAAGAATAGGTGAACTTGTTTGCAGGTTATGGGAAGAGTTAACAGGAGAATCTATCGCAAAATAATTCAGAAATTATAGCAATCAGAGGCGTGGATTGGAAAACATCACGGTAAGATGTAGGCAACTACTACCGAAAGATATTTCATGAACTACGGTTATCTCAAATGGACAGCAATTATTTCATTCCTAATAGTATTCCCAGCGCTTGCGTTGGTTGTACTTATAGGAATGATTATGGTGGCAGCTGGAGGTAAATAAATGCCAAGATACGAAAACTATTTTATTGTTGAGTTTAGATTTCCAGTAATGATTGAGGATACCTCAACCGTTGCAGAAGCAATTTCTAAAGCCAACAGGATATGCGAAAGAGTACATGGTTTTAAACCTACAAATTGGTTTGCAAGAATATTTGAGTATTCGACTAGGGATAAAAGTCCCGGCATGTCGAAGGAATACTTTTACAATCCAAATTCATCAACATACAGAGAAGTAAGTAAGAACATTAAGTTTTTTAAAGAGCTTGATGATAAGAACATTTCTGTTGATGATGTATTTGACTATGAATCGTATATAAGCAAGATTGCTATTGATGATGAAATCAAAGTAATTATAAAAAAAGATGAGCAACAATCGTAAAGTTATTTGTGCAGGTTGCCAAAGACAATATCCAGAGAATTTAGCTAAGAAATACCGTAAAAAAACTTTTTGCGGAAGTCAAAGCTGCATTGATATTATTGATAAAAAGGTAACACACTTTAACTACAAAAAACAGCAAAAGAAAATAGCAAATGGAACTTATAGACACGGAGTTCCAATTGCAATTAAACAATTGATTATTGATCGTGATAATCAAATATGTAAACTATGCAATATAGTTTGCGAAGAACATAAAAAACAGGTTCATCATATTGTTCCTGTTTCAAAAAACGGCAATGATGAGCATGCAAATTTAATTTTGTTATGCTCATCTTGTCATACTACTGTTCACCAAAATGGTTGGCAAAAGTATACAAAACAATTTAGCAATTACACAAAAGGAATAAAATAAAATGGGATATTATGTAAACATAGAGGATTCAAACATCTTTCTCGATAAGAAGCACTTTGAGGCTGTTTATGAGAAAATGTGTGAGTTAAATAATCACGATGAGCTAAAGCGTGGAGGTTCATTTGGAGCAAATGAAGATCCAGTAGATGGAGAGAAGTGGAATAGGAATAAATGGTTCTCTTGGATGGAATATAACTATCCAGAAATTTATCCCGATATGCATTCAATTCTTGAGACAATGGGTTTTGATACCAATTACGATGAAGATGGTAATTTAATTAATCTTTACTACGGAGATAAGACAGGATCTGAAGATTATTTCCTATCTTGCTTTGCCGGATTAATTAAAGACGGAAGTTTTATTCAATGGAAAGGTGAAGAGAATGACGATTACTATAGGTATTATTTTAAAGATGGAAAGATGTTGGTTCAAAAAGCAACAGTAAGTTTTTCCTACTCAGATGAATATACTGAAGTATATGAATTCTGTAAACCAAGCCAAAGCGATATTTCTACACAAAAATGGCTTGAAGAACTTAGAAATAAAAAAGAATTGGAAAAACAATCGTGATTGATGTTTTCTTTAAGATTTATGTGTTTGCCAGTTTAGCTATGATTCTTTTTACTTCAAAGAGGAATTGGAAATAGTGTATAATGTATAGAGGCAATACTATGAGAATTAAACCTTTTGAAGAGCATAAAGATCAGTTATTTACTGACTATGCGCTGCAATTATTTAATGCTCATTGCTCAGACAATAGCCAAGAGATGATTAAATATCTAATCAATTCTCTTGAAGAAGAGGCTTCAACTAATGAAGCGTTTATGCCAGGTCTTATATTTGGCTGTATGGTTCATATGTTAATGATGTCACAAATAATTTCTCTTGAAAAGGAAATTCCAATGGAACAATCAGTTGCATCTTATATTAAGATGTACCAAGCGAATAGGGTTAATTTATCAAAAATGTTAGGGAACAGGCCGGATTATGCAAAAGACATAATCAGCAACTTCCCCATAGATGAAGACTTTTAGTAAATAAAGTTTACCGAATGGTCCGAACGGTTTGACGGAAGAAATCTTATAAGTTTCCTGAACAGGTTCAATTCCTGTATTCGGTACAAATCCTTTTAGATAAAGGATAAGAACTATCATTTGATACAATGGTAAGACTATATATTTCACTTAGGAGGTGATGCTTATTGATATAACTTTGTAAAACAAGTAGCATTAAAAATGATGCAGTTAATCTTGTTTTGCAACCTTAGCGTATGCTAAAACAATTAATCAAGATGTTTGTAGACATTATTGGTTTGTTGAAAACAAAAGTTTTAAGGAGCAAAAATGAAAACTAATCATAAAATAAAAAACATGCTGTTATGTACAGCATTATTAATTGGAATTACGGCAACGAATGCCTCAGCAAAACAGAATAAAACTGAAGTAATTCCAACACTCGCTTTTAGCGAAAATGGAAAACCAAGAGCATTAGATTTATATTGGCATAGAATGGCACAATGTGAAACTGGTGGTGATTGGAAAGATAAGGGAACTTGGTCAGGTGGTTTAGGAATATATAAACAAACCTGGTCAGGTTATGGTGGAAAAGAATTTGCACCAAAACCAGAACTTGCAACAATAGATGAACAAATTATTATTGCAAATAGGATCTCAACTCAGGGATATCAAACAAAAAATGAATTCCGGACATTTGAGGACAGACAAAAGAATAAACCATTCTTTAGAGAACCAGTAGGCTTTGGCGGCTGGGGTTGTAAAAAAAATGTTGGAAATCCAGTTTTGTTTAAAAAATTCCCTGCAAAAACACTTCTTCGTGAATATCATCTTGGCGAAAGAAGTAAGTATGTATTTGGTATACAGAAAATTATTGGCGTTAAGTTTGTAGATGGTTATTTCGGACCATATACAGATTCCGTTTACAATAAGTTTATGAGCAAATACAGAAAATATCTAATTGCTGAATACGAGAAGTATAAAACTCAGTAGTAAGCAAAAAGAACGGTTGATTGTTACCGTAAAACCTCATGCCTGACATATGTGTGAATAAAAACAATCAATATGTCAACCCGCTTCTATAGTTAAAGGGATATAACTACGGACTTCTAATCCGTTATTTTAGGTTCGAATCCTAATGGAAGCACTGAGAGATTAAGTATAGGTTTGTAACTGGATATTCCTACCTATGCTTAATCTCTTTTCGTATCCCCAAAAACAAATAAGGAAAGGTTAACCGATTTGAGCGCATACTCAATTTACCTAAATAGTAACAATAAACAAGATGGCGTAAGCCAAAAGGAAAGAAAATGACAAGTAATTATATTATAAGAAAAAACTTTATAGAAGCTGCCCGAAATCTTTGGAAGCCATTTGTAGAATTAACTACTGCTTGGCATGAATTATCATTTGAAGATAATACAGAGACATCAATTGGTTATCCGTTTAGCGGATCTTTTGATGAATGGATTTATTCCTATAGTGAATGGCTCAATAGATTAGATGAAAAGTTTTCTTTACAGACAGAAGGTTTCCACCCAACAATTATGGTTAAAGACTTGAAAGCTATTCTCGATAAGTTAGACGATGACACTCACATAGTTATTAGAGATGAAAAAAGTGATTGGTGGTTAAACATTGATTCACTAGATTTACCAGATGAAGATAATGGAAACATTACACTTACATTTAATCCAAAAAATAATTTTGATAACAGACAGTTCTAAAGAAAAGGAAATAACATGAGAACAAATATGAGTTGGTCAATTGATGATATTGAAGTACAAGATCAATATATTGAAACAGAAAATTATGAAGCATTAGCTATCTTTCACGCAGATTGTGCAAGTCAGTTAATGCTTTCAATGAAACCAGAACAGGGAGTGTTCTATAATACAACTCCTTTCCCTTTTATTGAAGCACAAATTCACGCTCAGCTTTCAATAGCATTTGCAAATCTAGCAACATCTAGAAAATTGGAGAACAATGAGAAAAAGTAAAATGGTAAAGCTAATCATTGAAGCAATACAAAGACCAGGAGAAGATTATACAGATGGAGAATGTATGGATGAAGTAGTTCGTATTATTGAGAAAGCTGGCTATGACTTTAAATGGGAAGAATGGCACAAGACATTGGATAAAAATACTGGTCATAGATTACTGCCTGTATCTGAGTATAGGAAAGAACAATGAAGAAGCAATTCATAGTAACTAAGTTTTATCATTATGCAGAAATGTATGATGTTGAAGCTGAAACAGAAAAAGAAGCAATTGAAAAATTAGATGAAGGACTTTTGAGTGGTGAATTTGGTGAGCCAGATGATATCTATCAAGAGTTTGATTTTTATGAAGCACAGGAGATGAAAAAATGAATTCAATAGAAGCACAAGAGATTATAGGAAAGATTAGAAAAGTAGATTGGTATTACAATTACTCAGATGATTATTCAGTATGGAAAAGAGGCGAAGCATCAATGAGTGAAATAAAACATTTTGCTAAAAGCAGAGAATGGTCTGCTGATGATATTGCTACTCTAAAACTTGAAGTAAATAATCTAGCCAATCTTCAAATGTTCAAAACCGAAGAAAGAAAGCAAGAGTTTACTGCAGCTTGGATTGAAAAAATAGATTATCTATTCAAAGTAAAGGAGTCATAATGACCAAAGAATTTGATGAGGAATGGCCTACAAGAATCAATGTAATTAAAACAATTACATATGAGACAGAACATATTTACAATCAGATACTAGAAGACAATAGGTCTACTGGTAATGATATTGAAGTCGGCTTAGACGACATTATTGAAATGATTCATCATTATGCAAATGATGATTTTAGTTGTGGCTGGGGTCACAAAGCAGATATGAATGATCTTATCTTTATGGATGAAAATGGAGAAGAATACTAATGCAAAGAAAAATGCAAATGTTTACAGTTACAGCAACAGGTACATATTTTGTTGAAGCAATGAGTCACGGAGAAGCTCAAGATATGGTTTATGAAGCATTGTTAGGTAGAAATAGTGAATCTGTTTTAGGTAGTGGAGAAGTTCACTATGGAATTAGATCTGTAGAAGGATACCATACAACTATAGAAGAGGATAAAAAGTGAGAATTATGTCAACGAATATTAATGAAGAAGAAATAATTGGATTTCCATTTGAATTAACAAACGAATGTATTTGTCAAGATTATAATGAAGAAACTGAATCATTTACTTCTTCATCAGATTGTTATGGAGATTGCTTTAATGATCAGTTGGACTATTTTACTATGGCTACAAAAGAACTATTTGACAATAGTGAAACATCTTGGTGGAAAGTATCAAACTTAAAACTATGGGATGGTAATCATAGTGGTTTATTTTATGCCGAAAGTATTGAACAATTGGTTGAAGGTATGACTGTTCGCAGTG